GTCTTCAACCTCGGTCAGCAGGAAGTCCATGCTGCTTTGGTTGAGGGCGATGCGGTCATCGTCTTCCTTCAGGACATAGCCAGATGGCCGGCCCACCAGCAGTTTAATTTCGCCAGTGGTTACAAAGTCTATGCTACACGAAATAATGTCAGACGCAGACAACTTTAAGCCTGCCCGCGTAATCATCGCCGTGAACTCGTAATAGATGTTGTTAGAATCGGACAGGGTAGGGTCATTTTCAGAGTCCGTAATGGAAAGTAAGCAGTTAAATTCGCTGCCAATGTCCACGCGGTGTATAAGCTGCAACATCAGTAGTGGCGTTTCCTTTACGCCAGACTTTAAGTTATTAAACAAGCAATCAATGGATCCACTGCCGCTGATAAGACCAGCGGAATACATGCGCTTAAATTTATCATTTAGCGTAGTTGCGTCTAGGCCTTCGCGGTCAGTGTTAAATGTGTAGCCAGTGACATCCCCCAATACATTGGCCGCGATATCGCGCACTACTAATTTAACTGGCAGAGGAGCGCCTGCAAAAGACTTAACTTGGTACTCAACAGCGCGATTGTTGTTTACAGCATCAGCAAATGTAGGAAAAAATCGCAACCCACCTGCAGTATTTACATTGACAAAAGCTGAGAAGGTGCGTTGCTCAACGCCTTCACCGTCCACCCAGCTAGATACTGTGAAAAATAATAGCCCGCGTGTATCAGCAGTGCTGATGGTTACCTTGTCACCCGTCAGCAAGTTATCAATGGCATTGTCAAAGCCAACGCGATTCAATGCGACGGTTACGTCAGCATCCTTGACAACGGCTGACAGCGTAATTTCATTGTTACGCTGCAACCTTACATTGCCGACATTGCCAACAAAATAGGTCATGCGTCAACAAGTTCTATAAATGGCCCATCAACTGTAAATTGCAGCGACACGCTGGTAAGTTCACCAGTGCCCACACTAATACTTGCGCTGGTAATATACGCATTAAATGCAATGTCATCTTTGACATCAACACCTGCGCCTGGCTGCGCGCCGGCTCGCAACACCATGCCTACGCGATCAGACTCGGTGACGCCAGCAGTGCTGGTTTTCATCACTTTGTTAAGCAACTGCTCAAACTGCACGCCTACGTCGCCAGGCTCTTGTCTGTAGTACATGACCGTGGCAGAGCCAGTGGAGCTGACCATGCCGGGCGTGTAGCTTTTGACGGCCGTATCAATGGTGGTGGTTTCCAGCAGTTCAAGGCTGGTGTCAATGGACCAATCGCGTATTTTCAGCACCGACTGAGTTTCGGCTGGGTTTGGTGCAGCACCGAGAATGCCAGTGATGTATAGTCTGCCACTGCGGCCAGTGTAAAAGCCCATGTTCAGTGCCTAGTCTTTTGTTTGCATTCTACTCTGCTGCGCCATCAATGGTAAAGAGGCCGTTCACATAGCTAGCAATGCCTTGGGCGATGAATGATTGACCGTTGGTGTCGCAGGGATGCTCAACTGCTCGGACGGTGGTTTCACCTTCCTCTTCCATGGTTACCTCCGTCACGCGAAACACTCGTTTGGAGCGGACGGTTTGGCCGAGAACGAACAAATCGCCAGCGCGCGAGGCAAGTGCAGGAGCAGCGCCATTGGCAACTGCCACACCATTGAAAGAGCGCGTGCCGTCAGTACTGCCATAGGTGAGCACGTTGTAGGTGCCATTGGGGATGCCTTGTAGTGGCACATTAAAAACGCCACCAGCCTCGATGCGCCCCGTATAAATGCCATCCCATTGATTGTTGCTAGTTTCAACGTAGATGTAGCTGCCAGGCATCACAAAGATGTCTGTGGGGAATGTGACAAATTCAATGGCGCGACGATTAAAACGTCGTGCGTTGCAAAGGTATTTGCCCAGCAGAATTGCTTGGGCGCGTGTTGTCACAAATTGAGAAATGTCGATACTTTCGCGAATTGCGTTGGCATCTTGCGTGTCGGTGCGCTTGATTTCTACGCTATTGTTTCGCGGAAAGATGCCGTTGCGCTCCACGTCGCGATAAATCAAAGTCATGATTACATCTTGAACATTGGCGCCGTAGTCAATAAACTCTTCTTTGAAACTGTCTTCAAGAATGTTGCCTTGGTTGAACAATGCCGTAATCGAGATGGCGCGAGTGATCGCCCCTGTTGATTTAACGTAAGGCAGCGCCGGCACAAGCGTATCTTTGCCGCCAATCTTGCCCAGTTCTAGCAGGCTGAAGGGGGCCACTTGCGCCCAAAATTCACGCCATGGCCTACCGTCTGCAATCAGTCCGTCCATGAACAGGCCATTGACTTGGCAGTATCGTTTACTTTGCGCTAGTTGCATCACATCAACTGAATGCAAACTGGCATAGCGACCAATGCCGTTAGTAGCATCTAGCACCGTATCAAGGAAAATGTCCGAGGCAAATGAACTGGATTGTATGGGCGTGCTATTAGCCAATGCGGTAATGGCGCTATCGTTTGTAGCGCTAGTGGCTTCGTCGCCATAGGCGTTTATGGCTGTATTGAGCGGACGCAGTAATTTGCCTTCTGTAACATATACACTGGTTTCGCGAACATCTTGCGTGCCTGGACCGGCCATCAAATGAAGCGACAAAATAGATAACCCTTGGTATAAATTGGGTCCATAGGTGCTCCATGGCGCAATGATTTGTTCATTGACGGAGTTGATTTTAATTTCAGGCGCCGAATCAAACGAAAAGTTGGAAGAACTAAATGCGTCGTAATTGAATAAATCAAGCTCGCTGGTATCACGCGGGCTTTTGTCTATGGGCGGATAGTCTCCGGGGTCACTTAATGAGCCATTGAAAAACACTTCTAAATTTGTATTGACGGTTTGAGCGCTTGTAAGATGCACCAGTGGCGCTAGTGGATCTAGGTAGCAATAACCGCTTACAGGGAAAGTGCGCACTTCCGTAAAGGAGTCTACAACTGGCTCCAATCGCACTTCGATGTGACGCAAGGTTGCGCGTGTGACCAATTTAAGATAGCTAAAGATAGTTTGTTCGTTGACGCCACGACAGCAAAAAATATAAGGCAATCGTGCAAATTCCCCAGTGTTGTCAAAGCGATACCACAGAGCGAACATTGCCGTGCGAGGCTTGGGCCCATTGTCTGATGCCGAATGCAGGTAATTCCGTTGCTTGGTGCCATACACGCTGGCACGTCCACTCAGGCGGCGATAGACCGAGTATTTAATAACTAAATCCAGCACATTGCATTTTGTGACGGTTGCATACGCTGCTTCTTGGATGCGGGCCAAGCCTTTTGTGTGAAATGGCGACACTGCAGCTACGTTGCGGGCGTCTTCAATTTCTTGTATCTCGCTTAACAATGCTGCAACGGCATTTTGATCCCGCGCAATTTGATACTCCCATCCCGCTCGTGAAGAGGCTGTAAATGTAATTTTTACCGGCACTCCTGCCCCGCCTTTAGCGCCTACAGTATAGGTTATGTAGTAGCCGTTTGCAAGATCCTTTTGCAAGCTTTCTATGTTTGCATTCAAGGCATTAACTTGATTTGTTAAGTCTTGAATCTGTTGAGTTTGACTATCATTTTCCTCGCCTAAAGCATCTTGCCAGTGTGTAATGTTATACGCCAGTTGTGGCATTTTTCCTGAACGAATGCACTCCATTTCAACGGTTAAAGCACCTTCTTCAATTCCGTTAGTGTTATCTGCAAATCTTGCCGTGACAACGCGAAATATAACTGTGCCAGCTTTGAAGATGTTACCATTGTCAATTGTTGCTGCTGCAGCACGCAACGCATCCTGACGAGCGTTGCCAGGCGTATCAGTTGTCAGCAACAATTCTTTTGTATCAGGAATAATTAAAGTCCACATCGTTCCTTTAGGAACAATAGGGCGGTATGCACTGTCCGTCCAAAACCTAACATTCCTTGACGTAAAAGAAATGCCATTAAGCAAGCGTTGGATGTCTCCTGCCTCATTCAAAACAAGCACGTCTGCATTCACAGGAATAAAACCATTAACCCCTGCTGCGCTAGCAGTTGTAGGAGAAAACGACTGGCTAAAACCTTCTGCGTTATCTGGCAAGCCGTCTAGCTCTGCTGTGTATAGAAGAGCTGTTGATCTAGTGGGGTCAGTGTCTTCACCAGCAATGCGATGGCTTTCCGTGTATCGAGTGGCTCCATTGCTGTTGTAATATTGCCATACATTAGTAAGTGCAATATCCTTTGCGGGAAGTTGACCAATGGCAGTGCGATCAGGATCAATAGTTTTAATTGTTGAGGCGCCGACTGCGGTCATGAGCCGCATGAACTGATTGTTGCCAAAGCTTAAAATGGCGCTCCATAGCAGCAATGTTGACACGCGAACGCCGCCGCTAGTGTTTTGATTAGTATTTGTATAAACTAATGGTACGGTTTCGCCATAAATTGCAAGCTCTTGACTGCCGTTGAAACCACTGCGAGGAGAAAGGCGTTGATCACGTGTTTGCGCAGTGCCTTTC